CGACGACCGCCAGTTGGGTGGTCTGATTCACGGTCATACCTTGCAGCGGTGGCGGTACAGCTCCGAAGACGACGCCAGTCGCACCAGCTTGGTGTTGGTCTATCAGATTGAATTTAGTTAACCCAGGTCGCGCAAGCGGCCTTTTTTGTATCTTCAGAGAGGTGATTTATGGCTCAGGCGACGTTAGGCGCAGGCTCAAAACTGGAAATTTCCGACATGCAGGCCACCCCGGCCTTTACCCAGATTAAAGGGGTGATTGGTATCGGTGAAACCGGCGAGGAAGGCGGGTTCGTGGATTCGACGGCGATGGAAGAAACCACCAAAGAATTCATTGCGGACATTGCTGAAGGCCCGGACAAAACCGTCCAGGTGATCTTGAACCAGGCGGACCCCGGTCAGCAAATGTTGCGTGATGCGGCGCGTGCGCGTCAAGCGGTGGATTTCAAACTCACCTTGTCCGACGGCACGGTGGGCGAATTTAAGATTGTGTTGGCGGGTTGGAAAGTGGCGGAACCGGAAGGCTCAGGCACGTTGAAAGCCATTGCGACGGGCAAGCAATCCGGCGCAACCACCTGGACCGATCCGGCGTAAGGGGTGCGTGATGAATAAAGCGGCATTAATGGCGGCCATGCAGGCGGCGATTCGTGAGGAAACGGTGCCGGTTGACGGTGTTGGTGAGTTTCGTTTGCGTGAAATGACCGCCGGGGCGCGGGATCAGTTCGACCGTTCGTTGTTTAACCCTGAGACCCAGCAGCCGGACTCGATGCACTACCAGTCCAAGCTGGTCCGTGCTTGTTTAGTGGATTCTGACACTAATCAATTGATGTTCGGCCCGACCGAACTGGATCAGGTGTTGGCGTTCCACCCGGATACCCTCGACGCCTTGTTTGTGGTGGCTGAACGTTTGAACGGCCTCGACAAGGCGGCGTTGGAGCGTGCCGAAAAAAACTAAGCGAGCACCCCACCCGATTCTGGCTGTTTGAAATTGCTGATCGGTGGGGGTGCCCGGTGTCGTGGGTTGAATCCCAGCTAACGTCGTCCGAGTTAACCGACTGGGTGGCGTTTTACAAGCGCAAGTCGGGGGTCTCTGATCCTCCAAGCGTCCCTCCTTCTGATCCATCCGGCGCGGAAACCGCGCACTTTAAAGCGGTGCTGAACTGATGTCTAAAAGTAAGTACGAGTTAGAGATTGGCGTCGACGATAAGGCGTCGCGTGCGTTGGCCAATATTGGCACCCGTACTCGCCGTTATCAAAAAGACGCCCAGCAGGCCACCAATGCGTCCAAGCGCATGGCCGATGGGTTCAGTCATGCCGCCACCTCGGTGGCGATTCTGGACGGGCCGTTGGGCGGTGTCGCGGGTCGCTTGTCGTCCACGGCGTCCGCCATGCGCTCATTGAATCCGATTCTGGTTGCCGGAGCGGTGGCCTTTGCAGGCTTTACCGCCGCCGCTGCCAGCAGTTTGACGGTGTTTGCTCAGGTGGAACGCCAGTTGGCGCAAACGGAATCTTTGTTGCGGGCAACGGGCAATGCCTCCGGTCAGACCACCGCGCAGATCGATGCCACGGCCCGACAAATTGCCCTGAATACGTTGGCCGATTCGGCCGGAATGCGGGAAGCGGCGAATGCGTTGTTGACCTTCAAAGGCGTGTCCGGCTCGGTGTTTAACGACACCTTGCGTTTATCCCAGGATTTGGCGTCGGTGATGGGCGGCAGTGCCAAAAGTGCCGCCATTCAGTTGGGCAAAGCGTTGGAAGACCCAGTGCGCGGGTTGGCCTCGTTGCGTCGTGTGGGGGTGAGCTTTACGGGTGCCCAAGAGGCCATGATTAAAAACATGGTCGAAACGGGCAATCAGGCGGAAGCCCAGCGGGTGATCCTGAAGACCTTGCAAGACCAGATTGGTGGCGCGGGGTCAGCGGAAGCGGCGGGCCTGTCCGGGGCGGTGGATACCTTGGGTCAGCGTTGGGAAGAGTTGTTGGAAGCCTTCAACCGAAGTACCGGCGCGGGCACAGCGGCCACCAACATCATCAATGGTTGGGCGATGGGCCTGGAACGGGTGTCGGACGCCATCGACGAAACCGAACAAGAGCGCATTAATAACTTATTTAACCGGCGTCTGGATTTGCAGATGCGGTTGCAGCAGTTGGAAGGCCAGGGCGGCCAATCGGCCAATCGGACCAACGGTTTGCGCCAGGAAATGCGCGCCCTCGATGCCGAATTGGAAATCCTGGCCCAAAAGCAGATGGATGCCGCCGTTGCAGCCAACGAGGCGGCCGAGCAAGGGCGAAAAGTTCAGGCGGACCGTGCAAAACAAGCGGCGGACGAGGCGAAAGCCCGAGAAGACGAGCAGGCCAAGAAAAGCCTGGCCAGTCAGCACAAACAAGGTGCGGCGCGGTTGTCGGCGATGGATCAGCAGTTCGCCGACGAGCAAGAACGGATCAATCTGAACTGGGAGCGTCGCAACGCCGAAATCGATCAGCTCCAGTTGTCCGAGGCGGAAATTCGCCGCCGGGGCTTTGAGTCGTTAGAGCAGTTGCAAGCGGAGTACCGCGAACGCAACGACGATCATCTGGACGCTGAATTCATGGCGGTGGAAGAGAAACACCGTCAGCACCAGCAGAAATTGACCGACCAGGTAAGCCAGCAGGCGCAAGCCCGCCAGGACGTCGAGCGTCAATACAGCCAAATGGTCACCGGGATGCAGATGCAAGCGGCGGCGAATGCGGCGGAGCTGGTGAAGCAATCGGCCGAGGAAGGCAGCGCGGCGTGGGTCGCGGCGTTGTTGGTGCAAAAAGGCTTGTTGGTGGCTCAGGCGTTAATGCACGCCAATTTAGCCGCCACGTTAGCGGCGAATTCTCAATTGTCGATTCCGACCCCGGATGCCCCCGCCCGTGCCTTGGCAGCGGCGGAGACCATGCGGAATTGGGGTTATCTCAATGCCGCGTTGATCGGTGCCACGGCGGTGGCCGAGGTGGCTGGTGCCCGTGAGCGGGGTGGTTCGGTGATTGGGGGTCAAACCTATCTGGTCGGTGAGCGTGGCCCGGAGTTATTCACTCCAGGCGCGGCGGGTCAGATCACGTCCAACGCCAATATGGCCAAAGCGATGGGTGCAGAGTCGCCAGCGGTTCACATTACCTTTCAGATTCAGGCCAACGACACGGCAGGTTTTGACGAGTTGTTGATGTCTCGCCGACATACGATCACCGGCTTGGTTCGCCAGGCGATGAATGATGCCGGAATGCGGGGAGGGTTTTAAATGGCGCAATTTCCAAACGTGAAGTTTCAGGCGGTGGATTTTGAGCACGTTTCACCGTCGGTGGTGAACACCACGCGCAGCGGATCGGATCGGGTGCTGAAGAGTCAGGCCCATTTTTTCCAGTTTACCGTGCGGTTGGTGCCCACTCGATACGCCGAGTCGCGCGCCATTCAGGCGTTTTTAAACGGCCTTCAGGGGCAGTTTGAATCGTTTGATGTGGTGTTGCCCTTGATCAGTGACTGCCAGGGCGCGGCGACGGTGGCTAATGGCTTTGGCTCGGCCGTGGTGGCGGTGGCGTCCAGCGATGGCCGGACGTTAACCCTGGGGCAGTTGACCGCCAATGTGTCGGGCGCGTTGTTGGCTGGGGATTTGGTTCGGTTTGCCAACCATTCCAAGGTGTACCAGGTAACGGCGGACGCCGACACCGATGGTTCGGGTCAGTGCCTGATTCGCTTGCATGATCGCTTATTGGTTGATGTGCCAGTGGGCACGGCGGTGGTGTTTGACCAGGTGCCGTTTACGGTCCGCAAAGCGCGAGATGTGCAGCCCTTGTCGCTGGGGGTGGGGCAGATTGTCCGCCAAGAATTCGATTGTAAAGAGGTGATTTGATGCTGGGATTTTCGTCGGCGTTTAAGGCGTTGTTGCGCGGTAATCACCGCTATTTTCACACCGTCGACATTGATTTGTCGACGGGGGTGTTGCGGTTAACCGATGCCTCTGAAGACGTGACTTATCAGGGCGAGGTCTATCAGGTCAGTCATGGGCTGATGGCCGTGCCGGACGCCAAGCAAACCACGGACATTAAGACCAACGAGGTGGCGGTGACGCTTTCGGCGATCAATACCGCCACGCGGGCCATTGTCTTTGATCAGGCCGTGACCTACCTCAACCGGCCGTTGTCGATTCGTCGCCATTACCTGGACGATCAGGGCAATGAGGTGGGGGTGGTGTCGTTGTTCAGTGGGGTGATGACCAAGCGCGATTACCACGACGGGGACGATGCGTTCTCGATTCAGTTCAAGGCGGCCAGTTGGTGGGCGGCGTTCGAAAAAATCAGCGGGGTGGAAACCTCGTTGGCCAGCCAGCAACGCCATCATGCGTCGGACAAAGGCTTTGAGCACTGTCCGGCGGCGTCGTTAAACATTCGTTGGGGCAGTAGGTAATGAGTTTTTGGAGTGATTTGTGGGACTCGGCGGTGGATGTCGTCAAGTTCGTGGTCAATCCGTTTTGGGCGGCGACCGCCTGGGTGACCGATCAGGCGTTTCAAGCGTTGGCCGAGTGGATGGTTCAGGACATGCCGCAGGGCCACGATCCGACCCGAGAGGCGATGATTCAGGGCGGGGTTCATAAAATCCCGGTGGTCTATGGCGTGGAGACCGTCGG